GTGTGTCGTCGAGAAGAACGACCCGATCCCGAACGGGAACCGATCCTTCAGCAACGCCGCCACCGTCCGCGTATCGCACGACAACGTCTGCCGGCGCGGCGACCAGTGCTTGTCAACGATGATGCCCGCGTACGCCGGCACCCCATCCCAGTACTCCACGATGACGTGCCACCACTGCAACGTCGACGCGTGCCACTGATCCGGGGTGAACGCCGACACGGTGGGGATGACGATGTCGTGCCTGCCGGTGCCGCCCTGACTCAGCGAGTCCGACCAACGCCCCGGCGCGTGCACAGGGATACTCAACGGCCGCCCCGTGGTGAGCTCGTGGAGCCGGTAGGTGACCCGCATTCGAAACCTCCTACGGCGCCCAGGTGTCCGCGTACTTCACGCGCAGCTCGCACCCGTTGTTCACCGAGAACTGGTGCCGGCCATACGGGATCTCCACCCGGTCCGAACGGTTCACACCCAGCACCTGCGGGGCGCCGCCGATCGAGAGGATGCCGAGGTCAGCGTCGTACGTGTGGCCCGTTCCGGCGGTGATCGATGCAGTGACCTGAACAATCTTCGACCGAGGTCCGGTGATCGTGTACCCGCTGCCGCTCGAGCCGCGAACGTCAATCACCACAGGCGCGGGGTATCCGCCACGGTTCTCCACCTCGATGACCGAGCCCCACCCGGAGGTGACCGAGTCGGCGTAGATCCGCTGGTCCGACGCCCGCAGCCCGAGGGAGAAGTCCATGATCGCGTCATCACCGCGTCGCCGCACCGGCTCGGGAAACCGGTTACGTCGAACGAGAGCTCGTCGCGCCTGCCCGTTCTTCTGCCACGTGAACCAGCCGCTGGACTCTTCCTCTGCGAGCACCCGCGACAGCTGGTCCGCGCGCTGCTGGAGCGCCCAGTCGCTGCGTTCGTAGGCGAACGCCGTCACCGTGATGAGGCGGGGCGTGTCCCGGACGTTGTCGAGATCGTACGATCCGACACCGAACCCGCGAGGCACAGTCTGGGATGAGACGTCGCCGCCGCCATCGATCCCCTCGATCGAACGGATATAGATCCCCGGCTGCCAGTCGAACCGGCGACCCGTCATCTCCAACGTCAGGAGTCGAGCGGTCAGACCAGATGTCATCCCAGACCCCCTTGGCCGAAGTTCCGTTCCACCCACTCCCGGACAACCGCGTCGATCATTCGACGCAGCTCGACCTCACTCGGGGACAGGTCGACCCGTGGTGCGATCTCCCCGATGCTCACCGACGGGACACCGGCTGACGCCGGACCAAGTACTCCACCTTCGGCCATCGGCATCACGCCCGGCATCCGACGAATACCCTCCGCGATGATGCTCCATGACCGGGCTGAGCCGTCCAGCGGCGCGAAGATCTCGGACACGTCCATCCGGTCACCGACGACACGCCACGTGTTCGGGGGCACGACGGTCGCTGACCGCCCCGACATGGGCGTGAGCACGTTCCCACGCGCGTTCGGTAGCAGCGGGCCGACTCGGGGAGCTTCGCCGCCACCGATGCGCGCCTGCGACACGACATCGACGGTGAGCGTCCGGTTGTTCCACCGGTCGATGAACGCCTGCAGTGCAGTGTCGGCCGGGGCGGTGTTCGCCTCGAACGTGGTCTTCACCAGTTCGGGCACCGCACCGTACGTGCCGATGATGCGCCGCGCCTGCTCCTCGGTGTACCCCATCTGCACCATCTGATCGACGAGCGCCTGCGTGGTGGTGTTGTACCTCTCGGTGAGCTGGTCCTGCGACTCACCAGCGGCGGCCGCAGCTTCCAGCTCCTCGCGCATCGCACCGACGACGTTCGTGATCTGCTCGTGCAGAGTCGAGTGTTCCGACCCGAGCTCGGCCACGGCCGACGCGGTGCGCTGTGCAGCGTCGCTGAGGAATGCCATGTTGATCGCCGGATCGGCGAACTCGTTGAGGCGGTCCCTGGCCCCCTCGATGGCGCCGAACAGGTTCGTCCGCATGTTGTCGGCCGCGACCTGTGTCTGGTCGTCGAAGCCACGCATGTCGTCGACCATCTTCTGGACGCCGTCGGCCTGCTCGTACTGCTGCAACCAACGCAGCAGAACGGCGACACCCTCCGCGGCGTCCGCGAGCGGCCCTGACACGAACTCCCCGAACGCCTCAGTGCCGGACGCGGCCGCCTCAACGAATCCCACGCCGGCGTCCAGCGCGCCGTTGGCGAGGTCCCTGAAGAACTGCAGCACCGGCCCACGGTTCTCAGAGATCCACTCCGAGGCTTCGCTGATCGGTTCTGAGAACCCGGCCGCGAGGGCGCCCTGGATCCCCTCGACCGCGGTCTCGATGTTCCGTTTCGCTGTCTCGAGTTTCGCGGCGTCGTTGTTCGCGAGAGTGTCGAACATGCGCTGCGCGGCCCCGTTGACCTGCCCAAGCTGGTCCACAGCGGTGGACAGGTCGAGGGAGAACAGTGCGTCTCCGAGATCCTCCGCTTTCGTGCCGAACAGCTCGACGGCGGCGGCGTTTCGCTGCACCGGATCTTCGGTCTCGCGGAGCTTGCGCAGCACCTGGTCGAGCCCGTCGCGGGCGTCGGCGCCGCCGCGGGCGATCTTCGCCGTCATCTCCTCGGCGTCCAGTCCGAGACGCTGGAAGCCCGAAGCGGACGAGTCGGACCCGTCCGTGGCGCGGATCTGGAACTCTTTGAGCGCGTCGGCGAGGACGTCGGTGTTGCGTGCTCCGGCCCGCAGTCCCTGGTTGATGAGGCCGAGCGATTCCGAGCCGGACAGGCCGAGCTTGCGCAGCACCACCGGGTATTCGGTGAGCGTGTCGAGGAGATCCTCGTTGCGGTTCAGCCCGTTGCGGGCGCCGGCGGCGATGATGTCGTACGCCTCTTCGGCGTTCTTCGCCAGGCCGGTGCGGAGGAGCGTCGCCACGGCGGTGGCCGTGGGCTTGACGTCCTCCTCGAGAACGTCGGCGATCCCCGCGAGACCCTGGATCGTCTTCTGCGCGTCGCGGGTAGTGGCGGCCGGATCGAGGATCCCGAACTGCAACCCGAGACGGGCGGTGGTCATGTTCGACTCGATCGACGCGCCGAAGTTCGACGCGTACGCCTCACCCGCGGCGAGGGCCAGGCGGCGCGCGTCGGCCTCGCTGACACCGGTCAGAGCTTCGAGACGGTCCTGCCGCACCTCGACCTGCATGCCCGCCTGAATGCCGCCGACCAGAGCCTTCCCGATCGCGGTGCCCGCGAGGAGGATGCCACCGGCGATCGGGATCGCGGTGAGCGCAGCGACGAGAGAGCTCTCGACATCCGCGCCGACCTTCGCGCCGGCGGCCTTACCGACCCCGTCCGTAGCTTCCTGCAGCGGCTGCGTGTCCGCGTCGACCTCCATCACGGCGCGGGCGCCGCGGAGGCCCTCGAGCTGCTTCTGTGCCCGCTCCATCTGCTTCACCGCACGGGCGATGTCAGCATCGACCTGCATCTCCGGCTGGATCGAGCGAAGGTAGTCGACCCGCTCGTACAGGCGCATGAACTGCTTCTCGGCGCGCTCGATGTTCGCGTCGACGGTGGCGACCGTCTTCGCCGTGACGACGCGACGTGCGGCGTCCTCGACCTGCTTCATCCCCTCGACCGCGCCCTTAGTGTCCGCGTCGACCTTGGCCTTGATGGGCTTTTTCTCGATGCGGTCACCGGTCGCCTTGACGGCCTTCTCACCGCGGGCGAGGTCGTCGGTGTTCGCGGTGAACAGCGCCTCGAGGACGGCGACGGTGACCTTGTTCACGAGCAGATCACCTCCGGGTGGTGAGTGCGCTCCGGAGTCGGGTGTCCCAGTCCAGGAGCGAGAAGATCGCCGTGCGCACGCCCGGCCAGGGGCGTGAACGGTCGGCGTAGAGGTCGATGCCGTGGTGCAGCGACAGGTCCGCGAGGACGAGCCGCCAGTGCTCCACGAGCCACACGAGCGTCACGTCGATGCCGGTCTCGGCTGTCGCTTTCGAGGGGGCGGGGGCGGCCTCGGGCCGCGGGTGCCCGGGACGGTAGTCCGGATACCAGCCCTCCTCGTCCGGCTCGCCGACACCCCAGGGGGCCATGTCGGCGGCCGTGATCACCCTTTTGGGTCGGGCTCATCCTCCCCATCGTCAGCACCAGTCGACACGTCCCGCGGTGTGAACAGGGTCACGGCGAGCCAGTCGGCGTACTCCTTGCCGCGCGCCCAGTAGAAGATCCCGTAGTACCCCATCCGGTTGATCGTCGTCGGGGACACACCGTCGGCGACGAGCTGCGCGTGGACCTTGCCGAGCGCAGGGTGGTCGTCCGGGTGGATGCTGTCGAGCACGTCCTGCACGCCCGCCGGGATTGGTCCCTTCGCGAGGCCGAGCTCGACTTCGCCGCGGACAGCCAGCGCGAGGAGCTTGCCCGCGTTGGCGACGCTGGGCGGACGCACGGTGTAGGTGCGTCCGCCCAGCGTGAGGATGAGGTTCGGCTCAGCCCACGCGGCGAAGTCGACGCCGCTCACGCGCCGCGAGTGAACGTGAACGCGGCCGACGCGCCCCCGGGCGTGGTGACGATCACGGGCACGTTGCCAGCGTCACCGTTCGGGAGGATCGCGACGATCGTGGCGGGGTTCATCACGGCGATCTCCGGCGACGCGGTGCCAGCGAACGACACGGCGGTCGCGCCGGTGAACCCGGTGCCGTTGATGGTGACGAGGTCGCCGTCGTTCGCGCCCTCCGGGGTCACCGACGCGATGACCGGTGCGGTCGCCGCCCACCCGGTGAACGGGTTCGTGATCGGCTCGTACGCGCCCTTGCCGGACAGCGTGATCGAGTACACCTCGGACTCGCTGTTGCCGGTGTTCTGGCGGGTCGCTTCGACGGTGACGAACGCACGGCCGGCGTCGTCGGGGTCGGGGGTGCCGGTCTCGGGCTTGTGGTAGAACCGCACGTCCAGGACCGCGGCTTCACCCTTCGCGCGGGAAGCGTGGATGATCTTGTCGAGCTCGGGCAGAAGCTTGCCGGTGATCGTGGACCGGTTGCCCTGCGCGGTGAACGCCGCGGAGAAGGTGCGACCGGACACCGCTTCGTTGGTGTCGCCCATGTCGTCGTACGTGGTGACGTCCGTGGTGACACGGGGGAAGCTGGGAGCCCACCCGGAGATCCGGCGGAACGGCTGCCAGATCGGAACCGAGTAGGTGCCGAGGTTGATGTCGAGCCCGTGCTCGAAGCTCTTACCGAGCGCCGTGCCAACGGGAAGGGGAACCTTGTTCATGATGCCTCCGGGTTGTCGAGGATGATGCTGTAGTTGTCGGTCCGCTCCTCGCGGCCGTTGTCGTCGGTCACGCTCGGACCGAACGAGAAGCGGCGGATGCCGCTGATCCCCCCCACCCGGGGAAGACCGTCGAGCACGGCGAACGCGGTACCGGCCATCCGGTCCGCAGCGTCGCGCTGGTTCTTGCGGCCCCGGAAGCGGAGCTGCGCCCGCCGCCCGTACACGTGGCGGGGGGAGTCGTCGAGAGCGCCGTACACGCGTACCCCGATCGCAGCGTCCGGGGTCGCGGCGATGGCACCGTAGAAGATCGCGGTCTCGGTGGCCGTGTAGGCGGGACCGTCGGGGCGCCACTCCCACGTGGGAACCATGCCGAGCAGCTCACAGATACGGAGGGTCAGGGTCGCGTCATCCACCGTCGGCCCCGTCAATCGCGGCGGCGAGGATCGTGGCGAGGTCGACGTCGAACACCGCGTTCTCCAGGTACTTCGCCTCACCCCCGTCGGGGTGCTGGTAGTCGAGGTTCTCGTGCTGCAGGTAGGCGTGGGGTGCGGTGAACCGCACGGTCGCGCCGACGTCGTCGACGACCACTCGGCCGGACCTGCGGAGCTTGCCGGTGTCCTTCGGTGCCCTGGCACGTGCGTCTGCGAGAGCCTGCCGCGCGGCCTCCTTGAGACCGTCCTGCGCGGCCTGCTCGATCGCGGTCAGGCGGGCACTGTTGATCTTGGATGGCATGGGGGGCTCCTCACTCGAGCGAGAGGATCAGGTGCGAAGGCAACGGTGGCGGGTTCTCGTCCCGCTCCACCGCGATAACGGTGGATGTGCGTTCGTGTGCGGTGCCCGCCCACACGGTGACGAGCGCGCCCGCGACGACACCCGCATCGAGGGGGACGGTGACGGTCGTGGAAGACACAGCCTGCGACCCGTCCGCGGTGCGGATCAGCCGCTGCTCGTCCTTCACCTCCGCGTCCACGGTGCGGGGGGTCGCGTGTCCGCCGCCCATTCCCGTCGACCCTGTGGGGTCCTCGACGGTGACGGCGTGGGGGAACCAGAACGCGGTCCCACCGATCACCGGGGCACCTCCGGCCACAGGCGGGTGATGACACCCGCGGGCGGGAAGCTCCCGACCGGGCCAGGATGCGCCGGATCGGGGATGTTGAAGATGAGGCGAAGGTCACGCATGTCGCGGGCGTGGAACGCGTCGCCCACATCACGCAGCTTCATGCTCGTTCCGTTGCGGCTGAGCGACTCGACCGCACCAGCACCGGCCTCGGTCGCACGCTGCGCGACACGACGGAGAACCGCGATGGCGGTCTTCTTAATCTCGGACTCGTCCTCGACCGTGCGGAGCTGCGGGGCGATATCGAACGCTCGCAGCAGCAGCACCCGCCCGAGGTCCTCATCGCTCGTGAACTCTTCGTGCGTGATGCCGTCAGCCATGATCGCCCTTCCATCGGTGTGCGCCCCGTAGAGCGATCAGGACGGGCGACCCGCCCAACTACTGCCAGCACCGCTGAACGCGCGCAGGTGAAGCGCACGACGCTGCGGGTGGTGTGGATGCGGGGCGGCCCCGCGCATGATGCGCGCAGGACCGCCCCATGTGGATCAGGTCAGCGAACCGGCCTCGGCTTCGGCGGTGCGCTTCTCGATCTCCGCAGTGATCGCGGCGAGCTTCTCGTCCTTCTTGCCGTCGGACGGGATCTCGATGCTCCACTCGGCTGCGAACGCGTCGATCCGCTCGTGAGTCCAGGACTCGTCCGGGCCCTCGATCTCCGTGACCTCGGCGGTCGCCTCGGTGTCGTCGACCTCGGCGCCGTTGAGACGGTCGAACCGCTCGACGTCGTCCTCGTGCACGTCGACCTTGTCGCCGAGGTAACCCGTGACCGGGCGACCCTCGGCAGCGGCGTAGACGATGAACCCGCGGCGTACGGTACGGACGGCCATCAGCCCGCCAACCCCGTCAGCTTGAAGATCGAGTACGGGTCGGTGATGTACGACACGAACCGCGCGTCGTTCTGCACCCACGTGCGCTGCGTCTCCGGCTCGCGCCAGGTCTCCGTGGAGAGGACCTTCTCCGGACGCATCTCGCCGGGCTGCCCCGCCGCGAGAGCGTACGCCGTGCCGGCGGCGACACGGTTCGACGACTCCAGGTTCTGGATGCCGTAGTCCCCGAGCATCGAGGGCAGGTCCTTGCCGTAGACGATGCGGAGCTGCAGCGCCTGGTCGGGGTTGACGATGAGCGTGTCGATCACGACGCCGATCTCCTGCTTGTCAGCGAGGCCCTGGACGCGAGCGACGTCGGCAGCCGGCCACAGCGCGGCGTTCGACTGGCTGGAACCGCCGGTGACGACGTTGTTCCAGTTCGTGCCGGCGACGACCTGCGACGGGAACGCCGCGAGCGCCGCGTCCACGATCGCGATGCCGCGAGCGTCCTGGCGGCGCACCATCGCGTTCATGACCTTGCGACCCTCGCGCTGGATCACACCCTGGTCGTTGCGGTCGCGAGCCTCGTCGGTGACGAAGAACTTGCCACCGTGCTTCTCGACGGGCGCGACCTTCGGCTCGGGGTTGTCCGACATCAGGTTCGGGAACTCCGCACCGGGAGCGACCTCCTGCACGTCGCGCGTCGGGAACAGGTCGTTGAGCGTGAGCTGATCGTAGATGACCGCCCCGCCCGTGACGCTGCCCGGCGTCGAGAAGATCAGGGGGCTGATGTAGTTTGCGGAGCGTGATGTCCGACAGGTACCGGGTGATACGAGTCGGCTGGGCCAACATCGTCTCCACCGTGATGGTGGAGCCGTTGACCGTGGGGGCCGCGAGCGGGTACGCGGCAGCGTTCTGTGCCATGTTGCTCTCCTCTCTCAGTAGAGCTCGATGAAGACGTCGTTGCCGGACGTTCCGGCCGACCAGGCGCGGCCGCGGGCCTTGCCGGAGGCGAGCGTGACGGCACGCCCGTTGGAGCCGATCTCGACCTCGGCGCCGAGAACGATGGTGCCGCCCGCGGTCACGGGGACGATCTCGCCCGGGTTGCGGAGGACGTGGAGCTTGCCGCCCGCCGCGGTGTCACGCGAAGCGACACCGACGCTCAGACCCGCAGCGGTCGCGGTGACCACCGTGATCGGCGTACCCGCGGCGACGTCCAACGCAGCCGAGATGTTGACGAAGGTCTTGCCGACCACGCCACCGGACCCTGCGGTCGCGGTGAGATCGGCGCCCGGACGGTACGCCGGGATGCACTCGTTGGCCATGATGATGTTCCCTTCTCAGCGCTTCCAGTGCGCGGGGTAGGCGTCTTCGGCCTGGGCCTCGCCGACGGCGTGCCCGACCTCCTCGACAGGGAGAGCGGTGTTCGGCTGCAGCGACGCGAGCGCGGCGGCCGTGGCCGTCTCGTTCTCGTCGAGCATCGAACGGAAGTGGTCGCGCGAGGTCGGCGCGATGCGACCCTCCGCGATCGCGGTCGCGATGATGCCGTCGCGGCGGGCACGGTCCTGCTCGGCGCGGGCCTCGGCTCCGGCGCGCGCGTTCGAGCGCAGCTCCTCGAGCAGGTTCGCGTCGATCGCGACCAGACCCTCGGGCAGTCCGGCCACCGGGTTGATGGGCTGGGCGGCGGTCGCAGCGGCGGCAGGAGCCGTCACCTCGGGCTCGGGCGCGCCGAGCCGCTCGTCGACCGCAGCCGTGGGGGCGTCGTTCGTCACGACGGTCTCCTTTCGGATGGGGGTACCCGGCTCGGACGAGCTCGGGGGCTGAGGGGCCGTCGCACGCGCGGACGCCGCGGCGGCACGGATACGGTCACTGACCGCGTCCTCGGGGTTGTCGTCGACGAGCAGCACGACCATGCCCTCGTCATCGGCAGGGTCCTCACCGACGGTCGAAGCGATACCCGCGTCGGGCACCGTGTCGACCCGATCCGCGAGACCCAGCTCGACGGTCTGTGCGGCGGTCAGCCACGTCTCGTCGGCGAGGAGGGACGCCCAGTCCTTCTCCCCCGCCTTGTCGGTGTAGACCTCGATCATCGAAGCCTCGAGCGTGTCCAGGAACGCAGCGCCCTTGCGCATGTCGGCGGCGTTGCCCCAGACGATCGCGGACGGCGAGTGGATCATCATCTGCGAACCGCGGGACATGACTGTCTCGTCGCACGACGCGGCGATGAACGACGCGGCCGACGCGGCGATCCCGTCGACCACTGCGGTCACGCGGGCTCGGTGGGCGCCGAGCATGTTGAGGATGGCCATCGCCTCCCACACCTCACCGCCGGGACTGTTGATGCGGAGGATGATCTGCTCCACCGACGTCGGCAGCGCGTCGAGCACACGGGCGACGTCCTCGGTGGAGATCCCCCACCAGCCGCCGTACGAGTCGATCGGGCCGTACATGCGGATCGTCGCGACCGTCGCTTCCGACCCTTCCAACGCCGGCGCGGTGACAGCGGAGAAGAACTCCGCCTTCGACGTCGGCGGCTCCATCGACCCCCAGTACCGGCGGGTCTGACGCTCCTGTTCACCGTCTGCGCGCGGCGGCGCGACGGCAGTAGTTCGAGTGGTCACTGGCCCTCCTGGATCAGTTCGTCGGGATTGATGCGGGCACCGGCCTGACGGGCGATCTCACGCGCCTCACGGCGAGTGAGGACCGGGCCGACGCCGAGGTACACCTTCTGGACCGTCTCGGCGACGGCTCGCGCCGCACGTGGGTCGTCTCGCGTGCCCTGCTGGTCGTCGCTCTCAGGCCGGACAGGAAGCCCGAACTGAGCGCGCAGATGCGTTTCGAGAGTCGGGTCCCACCGGACCGCGCCCGAGTCGAGCAGCGCCCGAATCGCCTCAGCGGTAGCGGGGTGCTCAGCGCCGATCCTCGGAGGCACCAGCCGGGGTGCCGGCTCATGCGTGCCCCAGTTCGCGTCGACAAGGTCCTCGATGACGTGCTGCTGGAACACCGTCGCGACCTGCCGGGCGACCGCGTTCAACGACTTCGTGAAGAAGTCAGCGAACGTGTCACCCAGCGCGTACGACCCGGTCGAGTTGTCCCCGCCGAGGCTGAGGAAGTTGGTCAGCGCGACCCGGCCGATCTGCTCGTCGTAGTATCGGATCTGCTTGTCCAGGTCGGGGAGGTTTCCCTCGACGCCCTGCACGGTGAGGGTCGCACCGTGCGGCAGCGACGCACCGGCGGTGTCGCCGGCGCGGGCACCCTTCGCGATGTCCAAGCCGCGCTGGATCTCCGTGTCCAGCCACTCCTTGACCTTGGTGCTCTCCGGGTCGTCCTGGAACTCGGGCGGCGGGGCGCTCGTGTAGATCGGCAGACCGAGGCCGTTCCGGTCCGACGCGAGAGCCTGCACCCGCAACGCCCGGTCCTTCAGCAGCCACATCTTGTACGCCGGGCGCATCATCGGCACACCCGCCCAGTTCGCGCCCTCCCGCTCGTTCACGTACACCACGAGACGATCCACCGGGATGCGGGTGCCGATCGTCCCGTTCGACACGAACGATGCCCGCGTCGGGTCCGTGCTCGACAGTCCGATCCCCCACTGGCGGATCGCGACGAGCCCACCATCGGCGGCGACGTCGAAGCTCGCGATCGTCCGCGGCGGCCGCCACGCCAGCTTCTTCAGGTGCGCGCGACCGAACGCGTCAACGTCGTACACCTGCTCGAAGATCGAGTGCCCGTGCACGTACTGCAGCAGCGCCAACGGCAGGTGCTCAGCGAACGAGAACCGGCCCTTGGTCCGTAGCCGTGCCGTCGGCGTCTCCCCCTTGATGTTCAGGGCCACGTCCTCCGCGACCTGCGCCGCGACCTCCGGGCGGACACCGGTCCCGTCGAGCAGCCACTCCGACTCCAGCAGCGGCAGCATGAACGCCCGCAGCACCGAAGACACCTGCGTGTCATCCCGCCGCATCCGATCGGCGATGACCACCGACTTCGGCCACATGACCTCTGGGTCCGTGTCCGCCTCGTCCATGAACGTCGACCACCCGGCAAGCGGGGCTGTCTGGTAACCGATCTCAGCCACGGGGCAGGACCTCCTGTCAGAGTCGGGTCACGGCCAGGTCTCCCCAGCCCTGAACGGGCGTCACCTCGCGGGTGACGATCCGCGCCGCCGGCGGTGGCGGTGCGGGTGGCTTCTTCGGCGGTGGCGCGAGCTTCTCGAGCCCGTACAGCGCCTCGGTCATCGCCACGACGCCAGAGATGTCGACCGGAAGGGACTTTGATCGCGACCATGCCTCGTTCTCGGCGTAGTTCGAAACGACTCCACCCTCGATCGCGATGTCGACGTCGGGCTGATCAATGACGACCAGACCACCGTCGCGAACAGCGTCACGGAACCGGCCCGTGGCGATCGCGAACGTGCCTCCTTCGAGGGCATGGACGATCAGATTGCGTTTCTGCAGCTCATCGACGAACTCCATGGCAGGGGCGCCCTTGCCGACGAGGACGACCTCTCGATGCCCCGAATCGTCAGCGAGTTGCTCGAGGTAGTCAGGCACCCAGACCATGCCGGGGCGGCGATGGCGGACGGTCACGAAAGCTCTCCCGTCGGCCGTGTGCACGGCAGCGGCGATCCACGATGTGCGGGCAGCGCCCGCAGACGTGTCGACCGCCCAGACAGTGCGGGCACCCTTCGGGATGTCGATCTCAGCGGGCGGCCGATGGAGAGCCTGGAACTCTTTCAGGTCGACGAACGAGTTGATGTTGGCGGTCACCCATTGGCAGAGCACTTCGGTTCGGTAGCCCGCGTCGGTCATACCTCGGATGTCGGCGATGGCCGACTGCACAGTCATCTCTCCGTGCCCGATGGACGGGTTTGCCTGCAAGATCCCGTCGACGTCGTCTTTCGCGCACCCGTCGGGAGCGGACCACTCGAACAGCCCGAGCGACACGTCCCGGGTGTTCGCGTACTCCTCGGCCGACATCAGCCCCGACTCGACGTACGCGTCCCAGCTGTCGATGTCGTCGACACCGGCCTGCCGTTGCGTGTGCAGCACGACCGCACCAGCGTCACCCGCGTTCGAGAAGCCGATGAGCATCCCGTTGAAGAACGACTTCGTGGTCTGCGAGACGGCGTTCCATGCCGCCCAGTCCTTCTGCTCGCGCATCTCGTCCATGAGGACGCGCGCGGCGGGCTTTCCTCGGGCGTTCTTCGCGGCACGGATCTCGTAGTGCGCCCGCGAGCGAAGAACGATCGCCAGCGCACCGTTCGTATCGATGACCTTCGCGGTGCGGCCCTGCAGCGCGTCGATCGCGAGCTCCCCGTCTTCCTCAGTCTCCGGCTTCGGATCACACCAGGTCTTCACGACCTGCCACGGCTCCTTCGCGATGTCGAGGTTCTGCGCGACACCCACGACCTTGAACTTCAGCGGCGGAGTCCGCTCCGGGTGACGCTTCGAGTCGACGAACAGCCACCACGTGGCGAGTACCGACGCCAGCATCGTCTTCCCCTGCTGACGGGCGACGAGCACGATGATCCGCTTGAAGCGGTACGTGCCGTCCTCACGCAGCTCGAGCGCGTGGATCAGCAGCCACCGCTGCCACGGGTACAGCGTCACCCCGAGGACCTCGGCAGCGAACGCGATCACCTGAAACCCGAGCGACGTCTCCGGCGTCAACTCACGCAGCGGCTTCGTCCACAGGCGAGGCTCCGTGCGGCCGAACTGCTTCGCCACAGGGCCTCCCTCTACGCGATGCCATGCCTCTGCTCGAACTGCAGCAAGTTGTCCGGCGCCTCCGGCGTCGCCTCGGAGGCCGTTGCCTGCCCCGACTCAGCCTCAACGGCACGCTTCTCCGCCGCCGACGTACGCCGCGGCTTCACCGCCGCATTCAGCACCGCTCGCACGTCCTTCAGCGCATTCCGGTACTCAATCCGAGGCCGCGAACCACCGCCCTCGTCCAGCTCATCGGCCAGCGACCGCAACAACTCGACAAGGGGAGCTTCGTCAGGCATCTGCGCGAGCCCCGTAGCCCGCAGCATCCGCGTCAACGCGGCCCGGTGCGGCCTCTCGGACTTCCTCGGCGACATCAGGACCCCCTGGTAGAAAAACGGCGAAATGTATCGGGG